AACCAGATTGCCAAGCGCTTGGAAAAGTTTGAGCAGGAGGCTTAGTTATGGAGATTATGCTTATTGATTTTGCAATCTGCTTAATCATTACAATCGCCGTAATGTGCATTGCAATGTGCTATGTTCATATTAAGCTCGGGAGGTATAAAGCATGAAACGTCAATGTCACGTATGCGGGCAAAAGAATGGCAGTTGCAATCGCTATATATTGAAGAATGGTCAAGACATAACAATTTGCCCGAGCTGCCTTGCATTTAGCAATGATGAAACTGCCAAAATAGCGCGTCAGGCGCATAAAGAAGGCTTATTAGTGAAAGGAGATATCAAGAGACAAAAATGAACGAGCAAACGAATGATTTAACTGACAGCTGCATTAATAAATTCCATGAGCTGTCCAACCTTTTCAAGGCAAAGAACAAGCAATATGGTGATAAAGACCAGCTGGCGAATTTTCGCAATGGAGCTATGCTGCAATACGGCGATGATAGCTGGGAACATATGTATGAGACAGCTAAAAGCTACTGCTTAAAGCATGTTGCCCATGTTTTCGGCGCCGGACAAACAATTGATGATGAAAAAATTACTGAAAGCCTTGGCGATATTGCCGTATATTGCATCATCATGCAGCACATGGTGGAGAGCAATAAGCAGGCTGCAGAAAAAACAAAGGAGAAAGACAATGAATAATAAGGAAGCATCTATCAATAAGGTAGACGAATTAGTCAATCGTGCACAGCTGGCTATCAATGACTGGCAGTGCAGCGGCGAGACCTATTATCTCAGGCAGGCACAAGCCAACCTTGGCTCGGCGCTGGAGCTGGAAAGAGCGGCTCGCGTTGCTGCCTTGGCGGCCGAAAAAGAAGAGATTTACAGCGTAGGTGACGATGATGAGGCGTTTACTCCGTACGACACGCCGAAGGAGGCGCTGGAGTCTGTGCGCAGCGACTTGACGGCTGGCGAAATCGTGACTGTCATCCAATGGAGAGAGTCGAGCTGGCGCCCTGAAATCGACGCAGAGAAGCTCCTTGAGGATTTTGAAGAAGAAGCGTGCGAAGATGGCGGCAGCGCGTCGGAATATTGGAGCGAACGCGTCGAGAGCGAGGGCATGGCTGCGGCTCGTGCAGAGCTGGGGCAACGCCTTAATGCTGTCCTGCAAGATTGGATTGATGAGCATAAGCTTGACGCTGATTGGTATAAGCCGACCGGCATGGAGCTGAGCTATCAATTCGACGGCAAAAATTTTAAACGCATCTAATTAATCAACCATCTGCCGCAGAGCGCAGGCCGTAGAGCTGCTGCCTCGCTCATATTTAACTAGCGGATTATATACAAGCATTGCAAATGGCGCAGACAAAAAGAAGATGTATATCGCACGTATGCGGCCTGCGCTCTGCGGCGGAAAAAGAAGGAGCATGTTACATGGATGACTTCACGATCAATTTTGCTATAACGTTCGTTGTGCTGTTAATTGGTCTGGCATTTATTGGAGGCAATGATGAGAAGTGAAAGAGCCTTCGGCGGAACTAAAGTATACGGCATAACAGTCGACTGTCCTTGCAAAGGCTGCGACCTGCGTGGCTGCGGCTGCGCCAGTATATGTGACGCGTATAAAAAATATAAATTCATCCTAACGGTTTTAAATAAAAACCGTCAGGCAAAGGCGCGGGCGGCGTCCGAATGCCGGATTATGCGCGATGAACGCATTGCCGAATGGCGGCGGAACAGATGTTGGCCAAAAGGCTAGCGTAAATAATAGATGATAAAGAATATATGAAGGGAATACTGCGGGGCGTTTCTGCCTCGCAGGTTTCTTCATTATATAATAGAAGTTTTTTGAAGGTCCGCAGAGGCCTTTGAGGCTTGTATGTAAGTAATAACAAAGCGACCACAAAGAATATCAGGGGGATAAATCAATGGCAATGAGAGCTAAAAGCGGCATCCGGGAAAAAACATATTATTGCCAAGGTGTCAGCGGAAATAAAAAAGCAGACTACATTGAGATTGATTTGTTTCCGTTTGTTGAGCTGCAATATAAGCCATCTAGAGGCGGCAGGCAGAAGGCAACTACTCCTAAACAGAAGAACCTTAACGATAAAAAGGCACGAAGATATTTTAGGCTGCTGGCCAAAAGCAATTTTGGCAGCAAAGATATACACCTGACTTTAAGCTATGACAATGATAACCTGCCTGGTACACCTGAAGAGGGAGAGAAAAGGCTGCGTAATTATATGCGCAGATTGAAAAGATTATATAAGGCTAATGGCAAAGAATTGAAATACATCTATGTTACCGAGGTTAGCAGCAAGGGAAGAGTGCATCATCATCTGTTGATTAATCGTGGCGTAGACCGTGATGCTATCGAAAAGGCATGGGGACACGGCTGGGCGAATAGTAAGCGTATTCAGGCAGAGCATGGAGGAATTGAAGCTTTGGTATGTTACCTTAGCAAAGATCCTAAAGGCCGCAAAAGATACACTTCGTCCCGTAACCTTGTTAAACCGCTGGAATCTGTAAGCGATACCAAAACAAGTCGTAAGCAATTCCAGCAGCTGACTCTTTGGCCGGAAGACTGTGAAGATATGCAAAAACACTTTGAACAAAAGCATCCTGACTATCGCATCATCAGCGTGGAGAAATATTATAATGCTGTAACCTGCGAATGGTATATCAGAGCGAAGATGGAGCTTAGGGATGATTATAAGCGCAAGCAGGGAGCAAAGCTACGGAATGAATAAATTGAATTTAATATTAACCATACCGCCTAGCGTCAATCATTGCTATAAAAACTTCACGTGCATGGGACGCCGGAACCGTGTGCTTACGCCATTGGCAAGAGCTTGGAAGGAAGAGGCGTATTATATTGCTAATGCTTTGGCACATCGGGAAGGCTGGCGCGTGCCTGAACCGGAAGAAAAGATTGTGCTGGAGGTATTCGCCTTCTGGCCAGATGGCAGGCGGCGCGATATGAACAACACGCATAAGCTTCTTTGTGATGCCTTAGAGGGCGCATTATATCTTGATGACAAGATGGTGCTCGTGCGTGATATGGATTTTTCCGTTGACCGGAAGAGACCTAGGCTAGAGGTATGCGTATATGTGAAAGACGATTAAAAGGCAAAAATTAACCTCTAAGAATATAAAACCATAGGAAAATACCCATAATAAATTTTTAAGTTTGCATGCAGATTATCAAAACCGGTAGGAGGGCAGCGTATGACTAAAGAAGAACTAAAAGAAAAGCTGAAAGGCGCTATGTATGCTCAGCGCACATTGGAGGGAGAGCTGGATAGGCTGCAGGAACTGCGTAACCTTGCGCAGAAGGTAACGCCTGCTTATAGCCAATCGCCTGGCGGCGGTAGCGGGAATGCCCAAAAGCTGGAAAATTCCATAGCAAAAATAATTGAGCAGGAAAAGATTATTGCTGAGTGCTGCAATGAGCTGTGCTCCCAGCTGGCAGAAGTCCGGGCTTTAGTTGCGCTGCTGCCGATGGGACCGATGCGCCTTGTGATGCAGCGCAGGTATTTGAATTACCAGAAGTGGGAACGTATAGCAGCAGAGCTTAACTATACATGGCAACATGTACATAAGCTTCATGCCAAAGGTTTAAACAGTATTCTTGAAAGATGCGATAGAATGCGAGGGTGAATCGGTGCTATAATGTATAATAGCGAAAGCGTGAGAGAAAAGAATAGCGAAAGCCGTTGACCATTGGTCAGCGGCTTTTCTATTGTCCGCGTTTTGTGGACAGATGCACTAGGTTCTTCCAGGAAAATAAAAAGCCTGCGGGTCGGCGAACTCCCGGAAATTGTCTAGCTGTGAATTTAAAAAATCACATTTCCTTCCGCAGGTAAAAAATCGGACATGTCCAAAAGGCGCAAAATTTTTTCTTGGCTTCCACTAATACGCAAAAATTTTTCGTCGACAATTTCATAGCCTGTTAGGAGCGCAAAAAGCGGAAATTTAGCCTGGACAGCATTTCCGCTTTTCCCATTCTCAATTTCCGCACCGCCTAGGCTGCAAAATAGCCTAAAGCGGTGCATCTTATTACCAGATTTGTATTGCCTACAGTGGACAAACAGCGAAGGAGGTGATGTTCATGGCGAAAAAAATAGTACCAAGAGGCTCCGGCGCTGAGCTTGCACGCCTGCTGGGCATCACTGACAGGCGCGTGCGCCAGCTGGCAGACGAAGAAATACTTACCAGAGAGCCTGAAGGAGATTACCTTCTTCCCGAGGTTATTGCTGAATACTATGCCTATAAATACAAAACTGATGAATCCGTTGACCTGATGAAAGAAAAAGCTCTGCATGAAAAGGCTAAAAGAGAGCTGGCGGAAATCCAGCTGGCTCAAAAGCGGCGCGAGATGCACGATGCTGCAGATGTAGAGGCTGTTCTGACAGAAATACTGGTCAACTTCCGCAATCAGATACGTGGCATTCCGTCGAAGATGGCGCCGCTGCTTTTTGGAAAGAGCAAGCCAGAGATTGAAGAGCTGCTTAGCGTGGAGGTTGAAGGACGTTTGGAAGAAATCAGGGACTATACACCGACCATGTTTGATGCTGTTGATGAGAAGGAGGGCGATTAGCATGTGTGCTCATAAAACAGTATTGCTTTTACGCCGCATTTTCAATAATGGCCTTAAGCTGGCACCTAAAACTACTGTCAGCGAATGGGCAGATACCTACCGTATGCTGCCGCAGGAATCAGCAGAACCGGGCAGATGGCGTACAGACAGAGCGCCTTATCAGCGCAGTATCATGGACGCCTTCACGGATAAGGGTGTGCATCGTGTTGTCGTCAAGAGTTGCTCGCAGGTGGGAAAGTCCGATATCATGAACAATGTCATTGGCCGCTTTGCGCAGCTTGACCCTTGCACCATGATGATGATTCAGCCTACCTTGAGTGACGGCGAGGATTTTTCTAAGAGCCGCATCACACCCATGATTGAAGCTACCAAAAGCCTGAAAAGCATTTTCCGTGAAAGCAAAAGCCGCAATACCAGCAACACTATCATGAGCAAGTATTTTACCGGCGGCAGGCTGATTATAGCAGGTGCGAACGCTCCGAGCGGCCTTGCTTCAAAGCCTATACGCATTCTGCTTTGCGACGAGGTTGACCGCTTCCCGGATAGTGCCGGCGTAGAAGGTGACCCTGTTGATTTGGCGGCAAAGAGAACCACCACCTACTTTAACAGGGTGATTGGCCTTTTCAGCACCCCGACAATAAAAGGCACTAGTCGTATTGATGACGAGTACATGACCGGTACGCAGGCGGAATGGCAGCATCAGTGCCCGAATTGTGGCGAATTCCACCTTCTTACACACCGGCAGATGCTTGCCGACTTCGACAGTAGTGAGGAACATAACAAAAAGCATGTTGTCGTCAGATCAGTGAAATGGATTTGCCCTGATTGTGGCTTTGAATTCAGTGAGAACGACATGCGCAACGCCGCGCAGAAGTATGTAGCGCAAAACCCTGCAGCTTTTGCCACCGATACGCGCAGCTTCTTCGTGAATTGTTGGACAAGCCCTTGGATTAGCTGGAATGATGTCATGAAGGAATGGCTGGAGGCAGAAGGCGACCCGGAGCGTGAGAAGGTAATATACAATACCCGCTTCGGTGAATCTTACGAGCGTAAAGGCAATTTCGAGAGTGAGGATATCTTCATTAAGCGGCGTGAGGATTATGGCGCTGAGCTGCCGCAAGGCGTTCTGCTGCTGACGGCGGCGGTGGATACGCAGGATAATCGCCTGGAATATGAGGTTGCCGGATGGGGGCATGGTGAAGAACGCTGGGGCATACGCAAAGGGGTTATCCTGGGCGTTCCCGACACTCCCGAGGTATGGGAGCAATTAGACCGCGTCCTGGACAAAACCTATAAATTTGCCAATGGGCGAGGGCTGAAAATCGCCAGAACCTTTATTGACTGCGGCGGTCACTATACTGATTACGTATATGCCTACTGCTTTAAGAATCGTTTCCGTCAGCGCTTTGCTATCAAAGGCTCAAACATGGCTAACGAAGACCTTGTTGCCAAGATTGGCAACAAGCAGATGCGCAACAGCTCCATTCCTTTGGTGTTCATCGGCACAGATACGGGTAAGCAGCAAATCATGGACCGTCTCAGCATTGAGGTCCAGGGAGCCAAATACATGCATTTCCCTCTGGACGATAAGCGTAGGATGAAAAAATTCGTTGAAGCGCTGCAAGGTCTGGTAAAAACTGACGCTAAGAGCCTGAGCAGTGATGCTGTCATAGAATCTTATGCCAATCGTGGCTATGATCGCATTTATTTTCGCGGTCTGATTTCCGAGGAGCTGGTGCCGCGTAAGAAAAACGGCGTAGTTGTTTTTCAGTGGACAAACATAGCCAAGGACAAGCGCAATGAGCCGCTGGACCTTGCGGTATATAATCTTGCCTGCATGCGCAGTATTGCACCTAACTTTGAAAAGCTGGATGCTATGCTGGCGCAGGGCAACAATGGTGAAGCAGGTGGGGTGACGGCTCCTGCACCTGCTGCCAAGCCGCAGAAACGCTATGGCTGCATTAAACGAGGAAGGAGAACAGAATGAGCAATGCATTGAACGAACGCTATCGCCAGTACCTGAAGGCTGAGCAGGCTATTCTGGTCACCGGTCAGAGCTACCGCATTGGCAATAGGCTACTGACACGCGCTGACCTTAGCGCCATTCAGGCTGAAATAAATCGCCTGCGAGCCATGGGCGCTACTGAAGACGATAATGCGCCTGCATCTGAGGGATATAGGCGTGCAAAAAGAGTGCTTTTCCGTGATTAGCGCTCAAATAAAACAGGAGGCTACGAAATGAGTAAGAAACGAACACCCTACAATCGTAAGGCCAGACATCCTACTGCCCAAACCTTAACACAAGAGCGGCCCACTGGCATCATCCTCAGACCTGTGTTGAACACAGGCTACAGTAACGGTGGTGCCAGTGCCGAAAAACAAGCTATGCGTGGCTACTGGCCGATAAGGTCCAGCCCTAAAAGTGATGTTGACGTAAATCTGAACATCCTGCGCAACCGCAGTGCTGATATGGCCATTAACAGCCCTGTTGGTGCTGCTGCCATCAATCGCTACAGGACGCATGTTGTTGGCGCTGGCCTTGTGCCTTCACCATGTCCTGATTATCACTTGTTGGGCATGAGCCCGGAGGAAGCTGCTGAATGGCGCAGGCACACTAAGGCAGAGTTTAATCTGTGGGCGCAGAGCGTAGAGTGTGACCTGTATCGCAAGCACAACTTTTACGATATGCAGGATATTGCTTTTATATCGTCTATTGTGGACGGAGATGCCTGGGCGGCGATTAAATACCGCAAGGCCTTGGGTGATAATCCTTATACCACCAAGATACAGCTTTTTGAAGCAAGCCGTGTCTGCAATCCTAATACCTATAGTCTTATTGGTGCGCTTAATGAGGTGGAGGTTCGTAATCCCAAGAATGGCAACAGGATTATCAACGGCGTTGAAATCAATACGGATGGTGCTGTTGTAGCCTATTGGGTTGCTGACCGGGTACCTTATGACCCGACGGAAAGCAGGAGCATAAAATGGGTGCGCGTAGAAGCCTTCGGACGCAAAACAGGCGCGCCTAATATCCTGCAAATCAGCCATGAGGAAAGACCGGAGCAGTACCGCGGCGTGCCGATTCTGGCACCGGCCATTGAAGAATTGAAGCAGATGCACCGTTATAGCACAGCGGAGCTTACTGCTGCAATCATCAAAAGCTATTTTACGCTGTTCTTCAAAACGAAGGACGCAGGTGAAGGCCTTCCAAACGCTTTGCCGGAGGCCTTTGGCGAGAATGAAAAGGTTGCTTTTGACCAGTATACCTTTGAGCTGGGTGCCGGCACGATGAACGAGCTGCCGCCTGGCTATGAAGTACAGACTGTCGATGCAAATCGCAGCTTGTCCACCTTTGAGGCCTTTGTCAATGCGCTGATTGCTCAGGTGGGCGCGGCGCTGGAAATTCCTTCAGAAGTGCTTTTGTCGCGCTTCCAAAGCTCGTACAGTGCTGCACGCGGTGCCTTGCTGCAGTTTCAGGCAGTTGCCAAGAAGCGGCGCATTTGGTTCGCAAGGGATTTTTGTCAGCCGGTATATGAACGCTGGCTGGCTGAGGCGGTGGCTATTGGGCGCATTCAAGCGCCTGGCTATTTTAGTGATCCGCTGCTGCGTAAGGCGTGGAGCCGCGCGTCCTGGTATGGCCCGACTATGGGGATGCTTGACCCGGTGAAAGAGGTTCAGGCAGCCAAGCTGCGTGTTGATTACGGCTTCAGCACCGGTGAACAGGAATCTGCGGAAATCACCGGCACGGAATACGAGGAAAACATTGCGCAGCTGCAAGCTGAACATAAGCATTGGCAAGGCAATGGCCTCAATTATCCGCTTCATCAGAATGTAAAGACTGAGGAAGGAGGTGAGAACGATGGTGAAAAGTAAACCATTTTGGGAGATTATCAACAAAGCATCCGAAAATACTGCTGAAATCCGTATTTATGGCGATATCGTCAGCGAAAAGCCTTGGTATGACAGCAGTGTCGATGTTTGTCCAATAGGCTTTGCTGATGCATTGGCTAAGCTGGAAGGTAAACCGGTTTGCATCCGTATCAACAGCAACGGCGGCAATGTTTTCGCTGCACACGCCATTGCCAGCCAGATAAAGTCTTACTCCGGTGATACTACTGTAATGATTGACGGTTTGGCGGCCAGTGCTGCGACGATTATTGCTATGGCCGGCAAAAAAATCCTTATGCCGGTCAATGCTATGATGATGATTCATGACCCTATGGTCTGCCTGGCAGAGCCTGCCAATGCTGAACAGCTGGGCAAGCTTATTGAAATGCTTAAGCCTGTCAAGGCTAGTATTGTGGCAGCTTATAAGGAGCGCTGTAAGCTCAGCGAAAAAGAATTGGAGACCATGATGAAAAACAGCACCTGGCTTACTGCTGAAGAATGCCTTGCCAATGGCTTCTGTGACCAGATTCAAGGTAAGGTTGAACCTGTTCTTGACGGAAATGTGCTTGTGGTCAACCATGTGCGGCATCAGCTGAGCAAGGGAGATGCTGACTTAATTAAAAACAAAATCCGCAAAAAGGAGGACAAAACGATGAATGAAAATCTTGTGAACGCCGTAAACACTATTTTGAGTGCTATCGGCATCAGAGCAGGGGAACAGACCAACAGTGCTGCTCCTGCAACTCAAACCACCGCTCCGGCTAATGAGGAGCAAATCCGCAATGAGGAAAGAAGCCGCCTGGCTGCTCTCAATGCTTTGGATGATGGCAGCGCTGGCGTGAAGGCTGTAATCAATATGGCCATCAAAGACGGCAAGACTGCTGAGGACATCAAAGAAACCATTGACGCTATCAAGGGTGATAAGCCTGCTCCTCAGGCATCTGCTGCTCAAAATTTTATGAATGATTTGATTGACGACCAGATGAAATCTGGCTCCGGTAATGTAACCGGTCAGCCTGCTAATGGCTTGACTGAAGCGGAGGAAGAAGCCCTGCGCACCGAGAACATGGCCAAAACTCTGCAGAATATGTATGGAGGTAACAAATAATGGCATATGTAACCAGTGAAAAAAGCAATGTGGACCAGCTTATTGGCGGCACCGCTGTGGCTGCTCTTACCAAAAACATTACTCTTAAAGGCCTGGGAGCCGAAAAGACGCTTAAAAGAGGCGCTGTACTGGCTGTCAGTGAAGGCAAATACCAGATTGTCGATGCGGCATCCCAAACTCCGGCGCTGAAGGTAGCAAACGCTGTCTTGGCAGAAGATGTTATCGTTGGTACAAGTGACGTAGTTGCTACAGTCTATATTAGCGGCATTTTCAATGCAGAGGAAATGTCCGTTGGCGCTGGCTCTGATTCTGTGCAGGCACACGAGGAAGAGCTGCGTGCGGTCGGTATTTATCTGAATCATCTGCAATAAGGAGGAATAAATTATGGCATTTGATATCAATTCTACTCGTTCTTTGCTGGGCGTAATCAATCGTGCATATCCGCCCAACCCTTTGTTAGTAAACACCTTTTTCCCGAACGCGATTACCTATAGCTCTGAATATCTGGATGTGGATTTCAAAAAAGGCGGTCGCTCCATGGCACCCTTTGTTGTTCCGGGTTCTCAAGGCGTCAATATGCAGCGTGATGGCTTTGAAACCAAATCCTACAAGGCACCGCTGATGAAGCCTAAGCGCGTATTGACTGCTGAGCAGCTGCAAAAGCGCTTGGCAGGCGAAAGCGTGTATAGCGGTCGCACTCCCCAACAGCGAGCTGAAGAATATCGCGCTGAGGATATCAAGGAATTGACCGATATGTGCACCCGCACCGAGGAATATATGGCTGCAAAGCTGCTGATTGATGGCAGCTACACCATTAACGGTTATGCTGATGATGGCAAAACCCAAAAGATTGACACCATCTCTTTTAACTTTACTCAAAAGCAAACCTTGTCCGGTACTGATACCTGGGATAATGATACCTCTGATGCTTACGGCAACCTGCAGGAGGCTTCCAAAACCATCCGCCGCAATGCTGGCCTGACTCCGACTATTATGATGTGCTCCGAGACTACCAGCAACCTGCTGTTGAACAACAAGAGCATTTATGACAAGCTGCTGATTCCGTCCCGCGACAATGCGGCGCTGATGTCCTTCGCACCTAAGATTCAAAGCCCTGAGGTTATGCGCTTCGGCCTGCTGGGTGCCTTAGGCCTGGAGATGTACACCTATGAGGGTGGTTACATCAACAACGAAGGTGTTTTCACTCCGTACCTGCCTGATGATTACGTGATTATCGGCGTTGCTGGTCGTGGCAAGCGCTTGTATGGCGCTGTTACCCAGATGGAGGATGATAAGCAGTTCCACACCTACGAAGGCCGTTATGTGCCTAAGGTTACCATGAACATCGAGAATGACTACTGCTCTATTGCTATGCAGAGCCGTTGCCTTGTTGTTCCTGAATCTGTGGATGACTGGTATGTTATCAAGGTTAAATAAGGAGGCAGCTTATGTATATCCTCGTTAAGAAATTCTCTCTGCGTCATAATAACGTGGTTTATGCAGCGGGCAGTGTTGTCGAGCTGCCAGACGACGTTGCTCAAAAACTGTATGATGATGCTCCGGAAGAGTTTGAAATCATTGGCGAGCCTGAGGCAGAAACCACTGCTCCGGAAGATGTTGCAATCATTAGCAAAACCGAGGCTGAAAAGCCTGCTTCTGGCAAAAAGAACAAAAAGCAGCCTGCTTCTAAATCTATCTCTAAAGAGCCTGCGTGTGATGATGAAGCCGAGCTGCCGGCGGTAGATGAAGCCGCTACCGTACAATGAAAGCGCTGAGCTTTAAAGAACAGATAGCCGCAGATAATGCGGCTGTCTTTCTCAATGATATGGAGTTTGCGGAGCTGCATGATCTGAACGGTACGGAATGCAAGGCAATTGTGCAGGATATCTCCGTGGCGCAGTCGCTTTCTATCCAAGCCGGTAAGGATGATTATTATCCCGGTCTTTATGGCAGTCAGCTGCAGGTGAATTGCCTGAAGGCTGATTTGCCGGAGGTGCCGGTGTATGGCATGCGGTTTTATCTTGACGAAAAAATGTATGAGGTTGAAAGCGTGGGCGATGATATGGGTATACTGACAATCCAACTGGTGGCGAATGACCGATGATTAGCATTGATGCTAAAAACATGGAATACGCACAGCAGATGTTGGGCAATGCTCCGAAGCAAATTGAACTGGCAGCAGTTAACGCTATCAATCGTACAATTACAAAGATAAAAACGCAGACGTCCAAATCTATCCGTAAAAACTATCTGGTAAGTGCTAAGAATATTAAAGGGACACTGAATATTAAGCGTGCGTCACGCTCTAAACTGCGAGGCGTTCTTGCTTCACAAGGTAGTCCCTTGCTTTTGACAGCGTTCCGGGTACGTAACCATAAACGTGGTCCGGTTAAAGTGCAAATACGAAAGCAAGGTGTCGCTAAGTCGGTACCAGGATTATTCCTTGGAGTATCTCGTAATGGTTATACAGGTGCAATGCAGCGTAAAAAACGCAAAGCACGCTATCCCTTGCGTATTCCTTATGGTCCTAGCGTACCGCAGATGTTTGGCGCTGAAAATGTTATTGGCGAGCTTACTCCATTGGCAGAAGCTACGCTGAATGAACGTTTTCTGCATGAGGTAGAATATCGTTTCAAAAAAATGAAGTAAGGAGCTTTTATGACTACAGTTGAATTGATGGATAATCTGGCTGATTATTTACGGTCTGTTATCGTTGATTACAGTACACAGCAGCCATCCGGCAAGCGCAGTATTAAGGTATATGCCGGCTTCCCGCCGGCACGCATGAATGCTGATGAACAGGCATCGTTTATCTATGCTCTTGTCACCGCTGCGCAGGACACTGCAGATGGCGATATGAGTACAGCAACGGTAGAAATCGGCTTCAGTATTTACGATGACAGTGAATATGATGATTGGCGCAGCCTCTATAACATCATGGAGCATGTGCGTCAGCAGCTTTTAAAACATCGTTTTATAGCTGACAGACATCGTCTGCTGTTTCCTGTGAAAATTGAAGTGCCGGAAGCACAGCCTGCTCCGCAGTGGCAGGGGAAAATTACTGCAATTTATACTATTGGTCAACCTTATGAGGAGGACATATATTATGGCGAAGAATAAGAAAACAGATAAGCTGATTTATATCGGCCCCAACCTGAGCCGCGGAAGATTACTGCAGTATCAGGTGTTCATTGGCGGTCTGCCTGAGCATTTAGATGCAGAATTCGATGAATTCCCTCAATTGGAGAAGTTGTTCGTTTCAGTAGAACAGCTTAACAGAGCGCTTGAGGAAGTTCAACAAACAGGTACTCCGCTGAATAAGTATTATAAACAAGCTATGGAGGTGTAAAACATGGCATATAAACATGGTGTGTATACCAGTGAGGTTCCGACTAGCGTTGTGCCTGCTGTAAACACAACTGCCGGTCTGCCGGTTGTATTCGGTACCGCTCCGGTACATTTGGCGAGTGAGCGCGCTCAGACCAACAAACCCATTTTGTGCTACAGTTACGCTGAGGCAGTACAACAGTTGGGCTACAGTAAAGATTGGGCTAAATACACTCTCTGCGAGGTAATGTACAGCCAATTCGCATTGTATAATCGCGGTCCGGTGGTTTTTGTAAACGTATTAGATCCCAAAACCCACAAGAAGAGTACTAGCTCCAAAAATGTTACAGTGACCAACAAAGTTGCAAAAGTAGATGCTCCGGTTCTGCTTGACACTTTGCAGATTAAAGCATCTACGGCCGGTTCTGCATTGATTGCCGGCAGCGACTATGAAGCTGCTTATGATGACGATGGCGTATTGGTTATTACGTTACTTGATGATGGCACTGCAACTGCTGCAAGTAATTTAACACTTACTTATGATGAGATTGATGCTGCAGCAGTAGATGCAGATGATATCATTGGCGGTATCAATGTGAGCGATGGTTCTGTCAAAGGTTTAGAATGTCTTAACAAAGTATTCCCGATTACCGGCCTTGTGCCTGGCATTGTATTGGCTCCCGGCTGGAGTGAAACTCCGACTGTAGCTGCTGTGATGAAAGCTAAAGCCGGCAATATCAACAGTCATTTCAAGGCGATTACGCTTAATGACGTACCGACAGACAGCGTCAAAAAGTATACTGATGTCAAGGCGTGGATGAACCAGAACAGCTATAACGATACTTCTCAAGTGGTATGCTGGCCTATGGTTAAGATGGGCGATGATGTTTATCACATGTCTATCCATGTTCTTGGCGTTATCTCAACTGTTGACAGTAATAACGATGATATTCCTTACGAAAGCCCGTCTAATAAAAGCATGCAGATTAACGGTTGCTGCTTAAAAGATGGTACTGAGGTAGTATTGGGTCCAGATGAAGCTGGTTACCTCAACGGCCAGGGCGTTGTTACCGCGCTTAATTTTATCGGAGGCTGGAAATGTTGGGGCAATCGCACCGCCTGCTATCCGTCTAACACCGACCCTAAAGATGCCTTTATCTGTATTCGCAGAATGTTTAACTGGCATGCGCAGACTTTCATTCAAACTTATTGGGCGAAGGTAGATAAGCCGATTAACAAACGCCTGATTCAAACAGTTCTGGACAGTGAAAATATGCGTTTAAACGGCCTTACCGGACAAGGTGTCATTTTGGGCGGCCGTGTTGAATTTCGTGATGATGAAAATCCCGTTACCAATCTTATGGACGGCATCATTAAATTCCACACCTATCTTACACCGCCTGCCCCGGCGCGTGAAATTGAAAACGTGCTCGAATATGATCCTGCGTATTTTGAAACGCTGTTCAGTTAATTGGGAGGTGAGATAGATGGCAAATGTACCTGAGAAACTGATTAACTTTAAAGTTTACCAAGATGGTAACGATTTGGTGGGTATTGCTGATGTGCAACTTCCATCTTTAGATGCTATGACCGAAACCGTTAAAGGTGCAGGTATTGCAGGCGAGTTTGACAGCCCGGTGCTGGGGCACTTCGGCAGCATGGAAACAGTGCTGAACTGGCGCACGCTGGAGAAGCGTAACATTATGCTGGCAATGCAGACCGGCGTAAATCTCGACTTGCGTGGGGCGCAGCAGATTTATGACAGTGCTAGCGGCAAGTATAAGGTTGGCAATGTAAAATGCGTTGTGCGCGGTGTACCGAAGAAAACGGAGCTGGGCAAGCTGGATGTTGGCGCAACTACCGGCACTGCGAACACCATTGAAACAGCTTACCTAAAAGTTACCATTGATGGCGAAACTGTTCTGGAGCTGGATAAGTTCAACTACATCTGTAACATTGGTGGAGTTGATTATATGGCTGATGTTCGCGAAGCCTTAGGCATGGTGTAAAACAAAAAAGCCTCCAGCTGCATGCTGGGGGCTGAATTATAAAAGTTTGGAGGAATGAAAGATGCAAGTTGTTAAATTGAATAATCCTATTATGGTTAATGGCGAAGAAGTTAAGGAAGTTCAATTGGATTTTGAGGCTATCCGCGGTAAAGATTTAATTGCAGCTGAAAAGGAAGTGCGCAAAATGGGTGACACAACTCCGTCTGTGTTTCTGTCTATGGATTTTCAGGCTTTGGTAGCGGCTAAACTGATTGGCGTACCTGTAGAGGATATTTTGGAGATGCCTTCTACTGATTTTAAAAATCTGGTGCTGCCGGTGGCAAATTTTTTGCTGGGCTAGGAGTTGAAAACTCTAAGCCCATAAAAGAGCTAGCTATAAGCTTAGCAATGGCAACGTATACTTCTATTGAATTTTATTTAGGTTTAGGCCTGCTTGAAATGTTGGAAATTGCGACAATGGTAAATAAAAAGTCCGCTCAGGCGTGAGCGGACAAAAAAACAGTTCTAATATCAATCATGGCAATCACCATCCTGTTTATCAACTCTGCGATAATATGTAGACGTTGAGCCATCTGGGTTGATTCGGGTGAATTTTTTTAATTTAGGAATGCTTTTCTTGTAATTAATATGCATTTCTATCATTGCATATATTGCAGCGAAAATCAGAAATAATATTCCTGAGACTATACCGAAGAAATAAATCATAAAAATCACCTCTAAATATATTATATACTTTTTACGAAAGGGGTTCAAGGCTGATGAAAGAATTTACATTTGGCTTTAAATTAGCCGCAGTATTAGGCAACAGTTTTTCTACATCGTTTCAGCAGGCTCAAAGAAATATATCTAATACAAAACAAGAATTAAAGAATTATCAAGCAGCTTGGAAAGGTGTATATAAAGCTCAAGAACAAGGTATACTTTCAGCAGAATCGGCTGCCAATGCATATGAAAGATTATTGGGCAAGTTTCAAAAACTTCCAGCATTACAAGAAAAATATGCTAAGTTGGCAACCAGTTCCATTCAATCTTGGGCACATTTTGATTTAGCTAAAATATGGATAAATTCGTTAGTTCAAATATCAGATAAAGCAATAGCCTTTGAAAGTTCTATGGCTGACGTAAAAAAGGTTGTTGATTTTAAAACTCCGCAACAGTTCAAACAAATGAGTAAAGATGTGTTGGAACTATCAACAAGAATTCCAATGGCTGTCGATGGACTTGCTAATATAGTTGCAGCTGGTGGACAGGCAGGAATAGCTCAAGAGGACTTATTAAAGTTTGCTGAAGCTGCTGCTAAAATGGGTGTTGCCTTTGATATTACTGCTGATCAGGCCGGTGATATGATGGCCAAATGGCGTACAGCTTTTAAAATGAATCAGGACGAGGTTATTACTCTGGCTGATAAGATTAACTATTTAGGTAATACGACAGCTGCGTCTGCTCCATTAATATCTGATGTAGTTACTCGTATTGGTCCATTAGGAAGTATTGGTGGTGTAGCATCAAGCGAAATAGCTGCTTTAGGTGCAAGTATGGTTGGCTCAGGTATCCAAAGCGAGGTTGCTGCAACTGGTATTAAGAATTTGATTTTAGCTATGGTTAGTGGAGAAAGCGCTACCAAGTCACAGGCTGAAGCTTTTGCACAAATTGGATTAAATGCTACTGATATGGCATCCGCTATGCAAAATGATGCTAGAGGGGCAATATTAACTGTATTAAAGGCTATCGAGCAATTAGCACCAGAAAAAAGAACGGCAGTAATGGCTGATCTGTTTGGCAAGGAAAGTCTTAGTGCAATTGGACCTTTACTTTCAAACCTTAGTGGGCTAGAGTCTAATTTTGCTAAAGTAGGCGACAGTTCAAAGTATGCTGATAGTATGGAAAAAGAATTTTCTGCAAGAAGCCAAACTACTGCAAATAGTATGCAAGTTATGAAAAATCGTATAGATAAAGCGCAAATCCAAATGACTTCAGGTTTATTACCGGTGATAGCTATGGGAAGTGAATATTTAGGTAAATTTGCGACAACTATAGGAGATGTTACTGAAAAATATCCTGGATTAACAGGAGGGGTTATAGCTTTAGGCTTAGGATTAGGTGGAATGTACATTACAGTTAGCCTTGCTACTGCTGCTTTCAATACGGCTAAAGCTGCTATTACTGGGTATGAACTAATTATTAAATCAGTAAAGAATTCTACTATGCTTTATAACGCTCAGGCAAAAGGCATGGCGTTTTTCACTAAGCTGGCTGCTGGTGCTCAATGGCTTTTGAATGCATCTCTGTGGGGTTGCCCGATTCTAGTAATAGCTGGAGCTTTTGCAGTGGCGGGATACATTATTTACAAAGATTGGGATAAAATCAAACAGTTTTTTATCAACCTTTGGGACAGTCCGACAGCAAGAACGCTTATGTTTATCACAGGTCCAATCGGCTGGGTGGTTGCTGCTGGAACTGCGCTTATTGCCAACTGGGATACAGTCAAGCAGTGGTTTATAACATTGTGGGATAATCCTTCTTTAGCAATACAGCAGTTTGTTAATGGTATAAAAGACAAATTTTCTGATGCTTTCTCTTGGGTACAGGAAAAATGGCAGGCTATCAGCGATTTTTTGGCCAAGCCTATTTTTGGCAAGGTCAATATAGCTGCTGAGGGCAAGGGTGAGGTTGCTCACAACGCCAATGGCGGCATCTACGGCAAAGGCGCTTTCCTGACAACCTTTGCGGAGAACAGCGGTGAGTCCGCTATTCCGCATACGCCGAATGCGCGTAACATCGGCCTGCTGGCAGAAACAAACCGCATTATGGGCAATCCGTTGGGCGGTGGTGCCAATATTACTGCTACGTTTGCACCAAACATTACAATTCAAGGTGGTGGCGACGAAGGTAAAATCCGCGAGGTGTTGGAGTTGGAGATGGCAAAGTTTAAGAAGATGCTGCAGGACTTGCAGAACCAACAGAGGAGGGTAAGCTATGCGTAAAAATACAGCCGCTGGCATTAACCTAGTGGCTGTATTTTAACTATTTTATTAATCTAAGCATAGGCTTTGTTGGTTTGTTATCAATGAAAAAAGTTTCTGACAGTCCACATAGCTCTGCTAAATCTTTTGTCGGAAATGAAAGCTCATCTGAAATTTGTGCTGGCTTACGAATATCGGCTTTGACTAAGAGCTTTATAGCATCTTTAATGAGTTCTGGGAATTCTTGCTTTATTTCATTATCATAAGGTTCGCTATTTCGCCATCTTCTACTATAAATATTAGCTTTAAGGTTCTCGAATAACGAATCTTTTAATATACCTAATGTATACATATGATAAAGTATAGATTGTGCAGATGTTCCCCACCTACGTTTCAGATAGAGAAGAGAATCAGTTGAAGTGACGGAAAAGGACTCTCGCTTCATTGCATCAGGAGGCATTAAAAAGCAACTGGCAAATAAATCTGCTTCAGCTTCAATATTTGCTTGCTTGGCATCAAATGTTTCTTTGTCCATCCATGAATGTAAAACTTGATGCCCAAGTTCATGTGCTAAATCTCGCCTTGAGCGTACAGCTGAAGTGCTGGAAGTCAAGAAAATCATAGGCCTATTTTTGTTAGAGTCTATGTTTGTAAAGTACAGGGAACAAGCATCTACTTTATCAGCTTTTAATGGTGTCTTAGAAATTATAAAACCATTGTTTTCTAACAAAAGCGTTAAATTGCTAATAGGGCCATTGCCGAGGCCCCAGTGTTGTCTTAATTCATTGGCAATCATTATTATTTCATCTAGAGAGTAATATTCTTGACATTTTCGCAGAACGTTTACTTTAGGAAGAGTCAAAAGATTATTGATGTATATATATATATCAATAACCCAATGTATATATACTGTGTATTTTTCACGAGTCTTTTTACGAGAGGTTTTTCGGCTGCGGAAAAAAATAGGAGTTTTAATATTATTACTTTCTTCCATTGAAAAATATGATAAAGGCATATTCAAGGATTCGGCCATATCTATAATGATATCACCTCTTGGTACAACAACACCATTTTCGTATTGTGAAATAGCTTGCTTAGTTACGCCTATTAAATCAGCCAGTTCTGGTTGTGTTAGCTCACGTAGTAATCTAGCATCTTTAAGACGTGTAGCGTTAAATTTTAATGACATATATAATCACCTTATTCGTTTATAGTTAGATTAAACTGTTTTGTAATTTTTTCATCTCTGAGAGCAGCTTCAAGGTCTTTGCCATAGTTCTTTTCTATATATTCTGTTGTATCGGTATCGATATAGTTTTCAATTCTTTCTACATCTAGCCAACGTTCATATTTAGCATCCGGAATTCCAATTTGAATGTATGTGCAATTAAAATCCTTATGATCATAAGTTACAAGTACATAGCACTCGGAAAACTCGTCAATGGTAAATAAAGATCCTTGATTTGATTTTGCATTAGATGTTCTGTTAAAAGATTTCTGTGGAAGTGCTTCTGATTTATCATTCTTTTTGACTTGGATTTTTATACGTGAATCCCACCAATAGTCTGGTGAACTATTTCCTCTGGTTTCAGTATATGTTAGACGTGCAGTTAATTCATTATCTGCAATTTTGGTAAGTAAATATGATATGATAAATCGAAGCTGACAACCAGCATCATAACGACTGAGTTTAGGTAACTCTGGGTGTTCCAGCCAATTTTTTTCTGCTATCTTCATGCCACAATATACTGTGCTAGCAAATATTTGTTTTATTCTAGGCGGCTGTATATCATGTAAAATCTTTTTTGCTTGCTGTTCTTCAATTGCTTCGAACATAAAAATCACCTCGCTTGACTTTTTGTAAAAATATCATAGCACACTTGACTTTTAAAAGTCAAGTCAATGTAGATTTTTGTTTAAAAAGTCAAGCGCAGTCATTTAAGGAGGTCAATATGAACATTATACAGAATATCCAAAAGCATGATTTGACAATCAGGCAGGACATCAAAGATTTTAGACAAAATAATAATACAGCAGACTTTTAAAAAAGCCTTGACCTAATCGTCAGGGCTTTTCTTATACCCAAAATCATACAAGCCGCCCGAAAGTCTAGCCATAATGACGGTAAATGGACTGGATTTCAGGCACAACAAAGGCTAGGTAGTATTGTATAATTAAATTGTTCGATAGACGAAAAAAGCTTGACTTTTTGCAAGGGCAATGATACAATTAATGCAAGGGCAAAAAGCGAGGTGAATAAAATGAGTCCGAGAACAGGTAGACCAAAATCTGACAATCCGCGTAATAAAAGTTTAAATGTGCGTTTAACGCAAGATGAACTTGATTTATTACAAGAGTGCGCAGAAAAATTAAATAAAACAAGAACTGATACTATAGTCTTTGGTTTATATTTAATAAAAAATGGTCAAAAATAAAAGGCATTGCCCACGTCCGTCAAAACTAAAGCAATGCCCATTAGTGAAGAGTTTCCTCTCATGGAATATTATAACATGGGGGGGAACATCTTTCAAGTGAAAATTGGAGGTGTTCCATATGAATGAATTGCGTATTTTTAATAACGCTGATTTTGGAGATATTCGTACTGTTGAGCAAGATGGTGGAATTTGGTTTGTTGGTAAAGATGTAGCTGAAGCTTTAGGATACAGTAACCCTAGCAATGCAGTGATTAGTCACGTTGATGATGAAGATAAGCTGCGTACTCAAATCAAGTATGCAGGTCAAAATCGTGAAGTATCCATCATCAATGAATCAGGCTTATACTCTCTCGTGCTTTCCAGCAAACTTCCATCTGCAAAAGCTTTCAAACGTTGGATAACGTCAGAAGTCATTCCTTCCATACGCAAAACTGGTAGTTATAACAAGCCGTCAAAACAGCCAACAACACAACAGGAGCAGAGGGCGAAAGCGATGCTGCTGAACGCACAGAGCAGGCAGTGTAAGTTGTGGCTGCGTTTGGCGGAAACAACGGATTTACCGGATTATAAGCATATCTGCCAGCAAAAAGCAGCGGAGGTACTGGCTGGCTCTCCTGTACTGCCTATGCAGAAGGCAGAAAAGAAAACACTTTCTGCTACGGAGATTGGAAAAATTTTGGGCATCACGGCGCACAAGGTGGGTATGTTGGCTAATAAATTTGCTTTAAAAAGCGATGCTTACGGCAAGTATTTTTATGATAAATCTCCAAACAGCAATAAGCAGGTGGAAACGTTCCGCTATTATGAAGATGCTGTTGAGAAATTTAAGGAGATTCTGGAAGGCGGTGCTGCAAAATGACTGCTTTAGAAGCTTATAAGGCTTTACCGTTTGAACAGCGTGAGTTAGTAGAGCAGATTGAATATAACCTGGATATAGCCGACCAATGCTTTTCAACTATTAAGGCGATGCTTCCAGATAAAGAAGTAGTTCTTATGATGCTTATGGATAAATATGCTGAAAGTATGCATTCGCAAATGCAGGCGAAAGAAGAATTGGAAAAGGCCGGATATAGTGAAGTGCAGATTTTAAACTTGCGTCAGGGATATTGCGGCGAATAAAATAATTTTATGGCGAAAGCCGCTTACAGTAGATGTAGGCGGCTTTTGTCATACATAGATTGGAGTGATGAAATTGACAAATACCTACACAACTATCCAAGGCGACATGTGGGACTTAATTGCCAAGCGCTTGTACAATGACGAAGCATCGCTAAACGTCCTGCTGGAAGCAAATCAGCAATACGCTGACATTGTTGTTTTCCCGGCAGGAATTGTGTTGGAAGTGCCGGAGTATACTGCACCGGTAACATCTATGTTGCCACCATGGAGGCGTTAAAATGTTTAAGATGAATGCAAGGCGATGCCTAGTAATCATTAAATACAACGACAAAGATATAAGCGCAGACCTGCAGCAATATCTAAAGAATGTAAGCTACACTGATAACATGTCTGGTGAAGCAGATGATCTGCAGCTTACGCTGGAGGACAAAGCTGGTTTGTGGCAATCAGCATGGATGCCGGAAAAGAGCGCGACGCTGGATGTTAGCATAAAGCTGATTAACTGGCAGGGCGTTGGTGAACAGGTTGTGCGCTTCGGCTTGTTTGAGATTGATGAAATCACTAGCAGCGGAATGCCTAGCGAGGTGCAAATCAAGGCTGTGAGCGTGCCGGATAACAACAATCTTCGTGGCGCAGAGCGAACACGCAGCTGGGAGAAGGCTGAGCTGAAGCGCATTGCTAATGATATTGCGACGGAGGCGGGTTTGACGCTGTATTACGATGTCAAAGAGTATAATCCTGTTATAGATAGGGCAGAGCAGACAGAACAGTCTGACCTGTCCTTTTTATATAAGCTGTGTGCTGACCATGGCCTGGCTCTTAAAATTTGCGACAAGCAAGTTGTTATTTTTGACGAAGCAGATTATGAAGCGGCTGAGGCTGTGGCGCTGGTGCCGAAGCAAAAGGCTAACTATTCTGCCGGCAGCCTCAAGGTGCTTGATATGCTGAAAAGCTACAGTCTGCGCAGCAAAGTGCGCGATGTGTATAAGTTATGCCATGTTAAGTACCAGGACAGCAGCACGAAGCAAAAAATTGAGGCGACATTTGCTGCTCCTGATAAAAATATAGGCAAAACGCTGGAAGTCAACGAGCAGGTCGCCAGTATTGCGGATGCAGAGCGTCTTGCAAAAAAGAAGCTAAGGGAAAAGAACAGCGATGAGGTTACCGGAAGCTTCAGCTTTTTAGGTAATCCGGAGCTGGCAGCTGCTGTGAATATCCAGCTTAGCGGTTTTGGTGCTTTCGACGGCAAGTATATTATTACTAAGGCACAGCATGATATTGGCGCTGGATATACAACAAGTATTGATGTGAGGAGATGTTTAGATGGATATTAACCAAATAAAAAACTTGATTCGCATCGGTACGGTGTCGGCGGTCAATGGCGCATCGTGCAGCGCTCGCGTGGCGTTTGAGGATAAGGACAATATGGTGAGCGCTGAACTACCGATTATAACTATAGGCAGCAAGCAGACGAAAGCCTATTGGCTGCCTGAGGTTGGTACCCAGGTGCTGTGTATCTTCCAACCGAATGCAAGTGGCAGTGGCATCAGCAAAGGCTTTGTTATAGGAGCTTTTTACAGCACGCAGGATGCTCCGGTGGAAAATAATGCTGATGTGCGCAGTATTACGTTTGCCGATGGGAGCTTTATCAGGTACGAAAGCGGAAACATCGAGATTAATGCCACGGGGAATGTAATTATTAAAGGTGCTAACATTCTGCTGAACTGAAGGAGGTGATTACCATGCCAAAAGCAACACGCTTAGGCGATAATGACACTGGCCACGATGCCTGCGCGCCTACAGCGCTTGTTACAGCAAGTACTGATGTTATCATCAACGGCAAAGGAGCTGGCCGTGTGGGCGACAGTTATGCGCCTCATGGGTGTGTAGCGCATCCGACGCATAGCGGTGTAATTGCCAGCGGAAGCGCCAGTGTTTATATCAATGGCAAGGCTGCTGGCAGAATAGGGGACAGCGTAAGCTGTGGTGGGAGTGTGGCGGCGGGGAGCAGTAATGTAATGATTGGAGGTTGATATTATGCTTGTAGGTTTCATGGCTGACATTCCATTTATAGTATCCAGCCGCTTTATCCGTACATTCGATGATTATGGTCGTGGCAGTGCAGGGCGCTGGGCTCAGCATGATATTATCGGCGATAAGCCGGTGTTTGAGTTTATCGGTCCGGATGTAGAGAAGATTAGCTTTTCTATGCAGCTGCGTGCTGATCAGGGCATAAACCCGTCTAAGGAGCTTGAAAAACTGCGAAAGCTTCGTGATACAGGCCAATATTTTCCCTTGGTTATCGGTGGTAAGTTGATTACGGATAACATGTGGGTTATCGAAAGCCTGGATGAAAACGTTTCCTTCTGGGGCAAGTTTGGCAGCATTATGAGTGCTAAAGTAAGCGTAACGCTGAAAGAATATGCAGGAGGGCTGAAAGTATTATGATTTATGATGTTTTAGCTCAGCCAATGCAAGGTATTGATTTTGCACCAGCATCAGAAGTTGCAGAAATCCTGCAAAATCTGCGTACAATAATTACAACTACAAAATATTCTGTACCGCTCGACCGCAATTTTGGCATTGATGCTGATATGCTCGACCTGCCAATCAATGTAGCGCAGGCAAAGCTGCAGTCTGAGATGATTACGGCCATCAAAAAATATGAGCCGCGTGTGGAGATAACATCAATCAGTTTTACCGGCACGGAAGACGGCGTGCTGGCCCCGAAAGTGCAGGTGAGAATAAAAGATGACAATGAGTAAATTAGATAACCTGGCCGATATCGTGTTTGTAGATGCTGATGCCGATGAGGTTGAGAGCTATGTGATTGGCAGATACGAGGCCATTACCGGCAGGACACTGGCCAAAGGCGACCCGGTAAGGCTGTTTCTGTTGACAATCGCAGCGCTCATCGTGCTGCTGCTTAACAAAATAAATGAGACCGGCAAACAGAACCTGCTCAGATACGCTACCGGTGACAACCTTGACCATCTGGGCGCGCTGGTAGGCGTTGAGCGCATCCCGGCAAAAGCTGCCGTGACTACAATGCGCATCAGGTTGTCTGCTAAGCTGCAGACAGCAACGATCATCCCAGCAGGTACACGTTTTACGGCAGGCGATAATGTGTTTTTTGCATTAGATGCCCCGCTGGTTATTGATGCGGGAACAACCAGTGCTGACGGCAGCGCAACCTGCCTGACAAAAGGCGAGCTGGGTAACGGCTATGTGGCTGGCCAGCTCAAGACGTTGGTCGACCCGGTGCCATACGTAGACAGCGTGGCAAACCTCACCACGTCTGAGGGCGGCGCTGAGGTCCAGTCAGACGACAGCTACCGTGAGGATATCCGCCTTGCACCGGAAAACTTTAGTACGGCGGGGCCTGAAGGCGCTTATATCTACCATGCCAAAAGGGCGTCAACAAAGATTGCTGACGTTACGGTATGGTCGCCGGAAGCGGGCAAGGTGGAGGTAAGGCCGTTGCTGGCGGGCGGCGAGCTGCCCGGCGATGAGATGCTGCAGCAGGTCAAGGCTACCCTGGACGATAAAAAGGTGCGGCCGCTGACTGATAACATCAGCGTGCTAGCGCCCGAAAAGGTTGACTATACGATCAGCCTGACCTACTACATCGCCAGCGACAACAAGACGCAGGCAACGGCAATCCAAAACGCTGTCAATGCGGCCGTTGACGATTACGTCCTGTGGCAAAAGTCAAAGCTGGGGCGCGACATCAATCCGTCTGAGCTTATCGTGAGGGTGATGGCTGCAGGTGCAAAACGCGTGGCCGTGACCGCCCCTGTGTTTAAGATGACGACCGATGCCCAGGTGGCAATCTGCAGCACAAAGACAGTGACGCTGGGAGGGATAGAGGATGCTTGAGCTTAAGGATAATGCCCTGCAACGCATCCTACCAAGCTCCATCAGCGGCGACGCAACGGTCAAGGATATCGTGCAGGCCATCTCCGGCAGGCTCATGCAGCTGGGCAGCCAGGCTGAGCTCGTGCTGCTCCTGCCGCGGCTCAAAAAGCTGCCGGAAGAGATCGTCGATGAGCTCGCATGGCAGTATCACGTTGATTTTTACGACGTGGCTGCCAATATCACAAAAAAACGTGAGCTTGTGCGTAAGGCCATTGCGCGTCACCGCTATAAGGGCACGCCGGCGGCGGTCGAAGAAGTCTGCTCTGCCGCCTTTGACTCAGCTGAGGTGCTGGAGTGGTACGATTATGGCGGCGAGCCCTACCACTTCAGGGTGCGCATGGTGCAGGAGTCAATCCCGGATGAGGCTGTCATGGCTGAGATGGTCAAGGCGGTCAACAGCGCCAAAAATGTCAGGAGCTGGCTGGATGGCCTGACATTTTATTATCAGCCAAAAGGTACGGTATATGTCGCTGGCGCAGTCTGCCAGCATAAAAAAATATTTTTCCAGATATAAGGGGGTGAGCGGATATGTTGTGCATAGATTACGACGGGCCGCACAAAAACAGGATAACGCTGACGCGTGGCGACAGCGCCACCCTGAAGCTCAAGTTGTATGACGCGCAGAACAAGCCCGTACTGCTGACCGATGCTGACAGGGCTGTGCTGACAATCAAACAGGATATCGATAGCCCTGACGTTGTGCTGCAGCTGGAGGCCAAAGAAAAACAATTTGATTTTGCTCCTGCAGATACGGCTGACCTTGACTGCGGCCGATACTGCTATGACGTCCAGGTGACATTATCTGACAAGGACGTCTATACGGTAATCCCGCCCTCTGATTTTATCCTGGCTAAAGGGGTGACCTGATATGCGTGACTGCGAATTTGTCCATAAAGCCGGCCTTTTCGGGCGCCTTGAAAAAACGAAGGATATCCGCGGCTATATAGGCTGCGGGATAAAAAAAGTCAATGAGCGCCTGCCGGAAGAGGAATATACAGGCTCCTATGAGGCTGTGTCCAGGCCGTTTAAGGACAGCTATCTGGCGACAAAGGACAAACGCCTTAAAGATAACATACATGTCAAAGAGATACCCTATTATGAGACGAGCAATCTTTCCGACGGCGTCACCGTGTACATCGGCAGCGACGTCGAGATCGAATAAATTGGAGGTAGCCTAAATGTCAAATTGGGGCAAGCCGGTATTGACCAAGCAGGGCCTTAAGCTGCAGGCCAAGGTCGACGCCGGGAATGCGATGCAGCTTACAAAATGCAGGCTGGGCAGCGGTACAATTGGCAGCGGCCAGCAGCTGGAGGATTTGACCGAGCTGGTGGCGCCGGTACAGACGCTGCCGATTGCCAGCGTGACTTACTCAGACGACAGCCATGCATGTATCATATCGGCCGTTACTGATAACAGCACTGTCACGACCGGCTATTATCTGCGGGAGTTTGGCATCTACGCCAAAGACCCGGACGACGGCGAGATTTTGTACGCTGTGGCAAGTGACTCTGAGCCGGATTTCATTCCGGCAAAAGGGACATCGACTGTCATCAGCCAGGAAATCGGCGTGGCGCTGACGTTTGCCAACGCATCCAACGTGACCGCGGCCGTCAACACATCTGCCACGGCCACCATCAGCTATGTAAACACATACGTCACCAATGCAGTCGCGGATCTAAAGGATATGACCGGCGCGACCATATCACGCGACGGCGTGCACGGCCTTGTACCTGCTCCCGGGCGCGGTGAGACAAAAAACCGCTTTTTGCAGGCTGACGGCACATGGGCTGTTGTTCCAGACCTTACCGGGGCGACAAGCTCCAAGGCAGGTATTGGCGGCCTTGTACCCGCTCCTGCTGCAGGTAGCAACACGCGTTATCTGCGCAGCGATGGCACATGGGCGGTTATAACCATGGTCAAGGGCGCGACAACTACAGTCAATGGAGCTGCAGGTCTCGTCCCGGCTCCGGCAGCTGGCAGTAACATTAGATATCTGTGCGCTGACGGAACCTGGAAAGAGGTTGACCTGGACAGCGCCAAAACCAAACTAGTGATGTACTCGTGAGGTGGCGAATATGCGATATAAGATAATGGTTAAGGGTACTGCATACAAAGCAGCCAGAACAGCAAAATTGTACACCGCTCAGATATACCGCGCCGTCAGCATAAAGCTGATAATTACGCTCCCGGACGGCACTCCGCTGAGCGGCCAGACCGTCAACATTAACGGCACGGACATGACTACCAGGATAGACGGGCAAGTTATCCTGACCGGCGACATGGGGCTGACCGCAAAGCTCCATATTGTCTACAGCACCACATACACCGCTGACGTTGATGTTACCTATGTAGCCGATGCCTCGTATGCCGTGGCGCTGGAAGAGCACGTCACCGCTGGCAGCGTAACCATAAGCGAGTGGGCGTTTAGCAGCACCAGCAGCTACGCCAAAAAGCCGTATACGTTGGTCGTTCCGCCGGTTGTAACCGTTGTCAAGATGACCGGCTCGAAATACCGCTCCGGCACAAAAACAAAAGCAGGTTACGTCGGCACGAACGGAGAGGCGATACCGCATGGCGACGTTGAGATAGCGTATCTGACAGCCGGCAGTAGCACATTTGAAAAATACGTCGGTGTCACGCCGGGCGAAACCTACACGATATACGGCCGTAACGTAGCTGCTGGCGCGACAATCGAGTGGTCGGATGAAATCAATGCGCATGCCATCGATGTTACAATTTAGGAGGTAAAAAATGGCTCAGTCAACAACAAATCTCGGAAAGATACACGTCTTTCCATCGGAAACACTATACAATCAATTTAAAGACATCATCGCTGATAACGATTTAGCATTATTAAAAGACGACGGGGCATATATCGTAGCAGCCCTGCTGGAGCAGAACGGCTATGTTAAATTTAGCAATGGGCTAATTCTGCAGTGGGGATATGTCAGCCATAATAATGTCCGTTCCGACACCCCTAAAGTTGCGGTTTTCCCTATATCGTTTACCAAAACAATTTACACGATTAGTACGCAACTACATATGACTAATGTAAGGTCTGATGTAGGCACAGGCCCGTATATCGTTAGTTACTCCAATAATCAAATGTCTATACTTTTCAATATCGAACACTCAGGTGTGATTATGGATGGCGCGTGGTGGTTAGTCATTGGCCGATAATTTATACGCCTATTGCTATGTAATTATATGTGCTTTGCGGATACTCTATAGCAAAACCGTTTGTTGTTAAATTGCTAACACATACCCTGTTTTTGCTCATGTTACCGTTATCACCAGAAGCTTGTAGCTGCGGCACGACGGTAAGGCATTTTGATGCAAATCTTAATGGAAATGTAATCGGCGATGGCTGGTTAGTTCCCCACTGCTACATACCCAAAGCAAACCACAATTTATCGCCACCGTATTTGCTCCAATAACTAAAAGACTTAGTGTCTTTTATCGCATATACGGGATTCTCATAGCTGTCACTGTTGTAGGTCAATTGAATTTGGTAAACAGTTTTGGTAAAGCTGATAGGAAAAGTTACGTCAACAGAGCCGCCGCTGTTACCTGCATTTCCCCACTGCAGAAAGGCTCATAACGAATTATTTTAAACCTACGCTTATCATCTAAATCATTAAAAAAATCGCCCACAGGCAAAATCTGTGAGCGTAGAAAGGAAAAAACATGAACGATAAAAGAGTAAATCAATATCTTATCCTGCCGGAAAACGGACAGAGAAAAGATACTAAATTAGCTGTAGAGCACAGCGAAGAGCAAATTGCTGAGCTGCTTAAACAAGGCTATGTCATCGTAGGTAACGATGATTTTAACAAGCTCATTGGCAACGGTGACGGCGAATATCTTATCGCTGATGACGGCGTTGTATATCCAAAGCCAGCACCTACCGATGCAGAGCTGCTGGCTGTGGCAAAGCCTGCCCAAATCGCAGAGCTTAAAGCTGAGCGTGACAGCAAAGAGGTTGAGCCTATTACTTACAACGGCAACAGCTATGATTACGATGGCAAAGCGCGCGAGCGCATCAACGCGGCCATCATTGCCCTTGATGTACAGGGGGCTGATGCGTCTATTGATTGGACTACGGCAGACAACCAAGATGTTAAGGTAACAGCCAACGATTTGCGTATGGTAATCGCAATGGTCGCACAACGCTCAAACGCCTTGCACGTGGCGTATAGAGCCGCTAAGGACAAGGTAGAGGCTGCAACAACTGTTTCTGAGGTTGAGGCTGTTACTCTCAACCTCTAAATGGCTCAAAACCTTGCTGTGACGGCGTTTGGAGCACATCAGGCCGATACTGGCCAACGTATAACACGTTAGCAACAGTAATCCATCGATGCAGCAAGGCTTAACAGCGCCAGCGCCTACCGGATAAGCAACACGTTAGCAACACAGCGTCTTTAGTAATTTTGGCACTTTTTCCAAAAGACATCTGACGTCTTTGGCAAAAATGGCTGATTTTACCAAAGTCATAGCATATCAATAGCTTTTTTAAGCTCATGCAGTGATTTGTGCGTATATACGCCTTTGGTCACGCCCTGCAGCGCATGGCCTAGTATACGCTTGACCGCTGTATCATTAGCTCCTGCGTTGTCCAGCATCGTGGCGCAGGTATGCCTGCACTCATGCGGCGTATGGTGGCAGCTGGTTGCGTCCATCACCTTGTCAAATCGCGCCCTGAAGCGGTGGTAAGACAGTTGCTCTCCGTTATTATCGGTTATAAGCGTCTTGCCCGGCTCCTGCATCCACAGCTGATAATAGGGCAGAGCTTTACGGCTGATGGGTACGGCGCGGTTTTCGCCAGCTTCTGTTTTTGACTCACGGACAATAAAATAACGCTGCTTTAGTTTAACATCGGCTTTTCTGACCGCCAGCATCTCGGACGTGCGTACACCGCTGTACACCATCATGACAACGACTTTTGCCCAGCAGGACAACAGCTCGTCGCTCTCAGCTAATCGCTTCACACGGTTCAGCTGTCGTGTGTTAAACGGCGATTTCGGATAGACGATACGCTTTTTGTCTATCTCAATGTACAGGCTTATATCTGCGCTGGCAGCTATAATCTCGTATTTGACTGCGTAGGTGTAGAGATTGTGCATAAGCTGACGGCATTTCTTTTGACTGGCATAGCCGATTTTATTGCGGCTCATGGTACGGATAACATCCTGCAGGTCGCTGATTTTGAGGGTGATAAATTTCTTATCGTACAATGGCTGGCAGTGCTTATAGGTTGCCGTGTAGTTGGCGGCGGTGCTTTTGGCAATCTTCGGGTAGTGTTCTGCTGACCACAGCTTAAAAATCTCGCTAAATGTTATCTCAGATGGGTTAAACAAAGACGGATTTTTATTGTAGGCAATAAGATAAGCAAGGGCATCTTCATAGCTGGCAAAGTAACCGATAGGCTTCTGACGGCCGTCGATGTACTTCTTGACCACGTATGGCTTGCGGCGATGCTCTCCGTAGTAACTGATTGAGCCAAATCCATTAGGTAATTTCATTTTTTTATCATCTCCTATACAGTTAAGTATAGGACAGAAAGAGAGGTAATTTTTATGGCAGACAAAAATATTTCCAAGGTCGTTTATGGTGGCAAAACATTGATTGACTTGACGGCCGATACCGTCACCGCTGACAAGTTGCTCAGCACCTATACCGCACATGACAAGAGCGGTGCATTAATCACCGGTACCTGCACCTTTGATGCGGACACCAGCGATGCTACCGCGGCCGTAGCTGAGATTTTGGCGGGCAAGACCGCTTACGTCAACGGCAACAAGCTGACCGGCACGATGAAAAACAACGGCGCTGTTACCGGCACCATCAGCACCAAGGATGAGTCTTACACCATCCCCATCGGTTACCATGACGGTTCCGGCAAGGTGGCCATCAGCGCCACTGAGCAGGCAAAGCTCATCGCTACCAACATCCGCTCCGGCGTCAAGATTTTGGGTGTAACCGGTACCATGAGCGGCACCGAGGGTGCTAAGGCGCAGGCTAAGACTGCTACCCCTAAGACCTCCGCGCAGACCATTCTGCCGGACAGCACCGGCGGCTACAACTATCTGTCTCAGGTCACCGTCGAGGCTATCCCGTACAACGAGAGCGAGAACCCGCAGGGCGGCCTGACCGTTACCATAGGCTGAGGAGGCTAACCCATGGCAGTGAATAAAGTTATATACGATGGTGCGACGCTGGTAGACCTTACCGGCGACACCGTCACTGCCGATAACCTTGCGGCAGGAGTCAAGGCGACAGGTGCGGACGGTAAGCCGATTGTAGGCCTACTGCCTAAAGTCACGATTGACAGCCAGCTCAGTGACAGCAGCACAAACCCGGTGCAAAATAAGGTTGTATATAATCTGGGGTATAGGTTTTTTAGCAGGCTCAACGCATTGGCAGACGTCGCACGTACAGGCAGCTACTCCGACCTTACTAGCACGCCCGGCAACGCCACGACATCTGCTGCAGGTCTGATGAGCGCTGAGGACAAGGCTAAGCTGGACAAGGTCGATGCTGACGCGGGCAGCGTCAAGCTTATTATCTATAGTTAATCGAGGTGTTACATGTTTGAGTCAACGATACAAACAATAATCAATATTATTGCTGGCGCTGTTATCTCTTATATTTTTGCTCTATACCGTGCCAAAAAGAGAGAGAACGACGCCTTGAGGGCAGGCGTGCAGGCGCTGTTGAGGGACAGAATCATCCAGGCCTACAATCACTACGTCTGTGAGAAAGGCTGGGTTCCCATTTATGCCAAAGAGAGCATCGACGCCTGCTACAAGAGTTATGAGGCGCTCGGGGACAATGGCGTGATTGACAGCCTGATGGAGCAACTTAATGAGCTGCCTAACTATAATCTCAATGGAGGAAAAAATGCGTAAATTACTTAATATGCTTAAAAAGGACGACAATGCCTACAGCGTAGGCAGAATCTGTGCTGTGGTAGGCTTTGTCGTGTGGGTGCTGGTGACTTTGTGGCTGGCATTTTTTGCAAAAACCTGGGGCAATTATGAGAGCTGCACCCTTGGTATGGTGGCGCTATTGTTGGTTCAGCTGGGCAACAAGGCCATCGAGACGAGAGCCTTCAGGATTTCCAAAGACGACTAAAAAAGTATACTTTAAATTTAAAAAAACGGCAAGCGAACACCCGGAACCGGTATAATTTATACCCTTTTACTCTGTTCGCTGCCGGAAAGGAGCTAATTAAATTATGAAAGTATTTTTAAACCCTGGCCATCATCCAGGCATCGAGCCCGGCGCTGTTAATCGTGGCTATGGCGTTACTGAGGCTGATATAGCGCGTGATGTAGGCGCGCTGGTGGCCAACTATCTGACGGCCGTTGGCTGTGAGGTCAAGAGCGTGCAGAGCAACAACCTTGCCGGCGAGGATGCGGCCTATACCAACGTCTGCCTCAGCGCCAACACATGGCCAGCTGATATTTTTATCAGTCTGCACTGTAACGCTGCAGCTCCTGCAGCACAGGGCACCGAGGTGCTAGTGTATGACAAATGGAGCCCTGCAGATACGCTGGCAGGCTGTATCCTCCGTCAAATCACTGGCAGCTTAGGCACGGTAGACAGAGGCGTCAAGGCTCGTCCCGGTCTCATTGTCCTTAACTCCACCCATATGCCCGCCGTCCTGGTCGAGATGGGCTTTATCACAAATGACAAGGATTGCCGGATGTTGATTGACCAGCAGGACGAGCTGGCTCGTGCCATCGCACGCGGCATCACTGATTACATCCAAGAGAGGGGAGAGTGACATGCATGGCGAGCGCGAGGTTAAGGTTATCTGTTATGCTCTCATTATCGCTGGCCTTGTCTGCCTTGCCGGTCTGCTGCTCAGCGGCGGATGTGGCCACTACAAACAGACCGGCAGCACCAGCGGGGTACGTGCTGCTACCGACGGAACAATGGCAGACATTAAGCAACAACAGCAGGCTGTTGCAAGCGAAATTGATGCTGCTCGAAGACGAATTAATGATGCTGGACAAGCCGTCGAGCGAGCTGATGGAGCAATTGGCAATAGCGAAGCAGCAGTTAAGCGTCAGCAAAACAGCATTAAGCGATGCCAACAGCTCGTTAAGGAATGCAGAGAACTTGCTGCAGCAAACGCAGCAATCATATCAAACATTGGAGCGCCAGCTGGAAGCGGAACGGACGGAGCAGAGCAGGCAAAATAA